ATGAGGCTCAAAGTCATTATCCTAGCGCTAGGCCTGATATCGTCGATCGGGTTTGCCCAGGCAACAAATGCGGGTGGCGGGTGGACCTATGCTGAGCGCACCGATCCGCTCACGGATCTTCGAACGGCATCCGCGCGAGTGCGCTCCACCGATGGGGCTGCCCAGCTCGTCTTCACCTGCCTCTCGTCCGATCCCGGCCGGCAGCTGTCCTTTCAGTTTCTGCCCCGCGCGTTCCTCGGCTCGGCCGCGGGAACGGTCACCTTGCGCGCCGATGGCGGCCCGCTCCTCACGGACCTCTGGGATCATGTCTACCGAGGCGCGTACATCGCGGACCAGGGCCGCGTGTACGAGATTGCGCGGGCGATCGCCGATCATGACACCCTTTTCGTCCGGGCGCTCAATTACGAAGGCCAGCCCGTCGATGGGACATTCCACATTGCCGGCGCAAGGTCTCAGATCGAGGCGGTGCTGTCGGCCTGCGGGAAGCCGCCCCTCGGCGCCGCATCCAAGTAGAATGACCGCCCGGCCTGGATAGGCTGAAAAATCGACCAGGACGCGCCTGGAGCGCCTGGGCGGCCCTAGGACACCCAAAATGGCCGGAACACGCGTGGGCGGCTTGCCCAGCGCCCCCTGGCGCCCGTTTGAGCCCGATCTCACTGCCCGCCTCCGTTCCCCTCGCGCATGGTCCACTCGCGCCAAAGCATCGAGCCGATCTCGTCGGGCCGCTCAATCCCGAGTGCGCGATAGATCCAGCCGAGGTCGCCATTGGCGACGCTGTAGCTCCAAGGCGACTTCTCGCTGCCAAGGGATCGCCACAATCGATTGTAAGGCTCCCGATCGCGGCGGCCGCCGTAGACCCAGAGATAGGCAAGGGCGAAGCGGATGGCGAAACTTCGCCGGGGTGTCCGGTAGCGGCATTCGACCACGGCATCCTCCAAGGCCAGCAGTGCTTTGTCGCGCAGCTGGTCGGCGATAAGCAGGTCAAAGGGAGGCCGAATCGCCATGGCGGGAACAGAAATGGAACATCCACCCGATGTTCGCAAGGCGGCCCCGCGCCGTTTCGTCGCGACCAAGGCTTATTGGGCCGGCGTCATGACGATGCTGATGCTGGCTGGCGCCTATGCCGCGGTCACCGGATGGATCACCTCGCGGGCCTCGATAGGGGCTCGAGCAAACACGGTCACAGGACAGCTGCCGCAGCGCCTCGGAAAACTTTGACGCGCTAAGCTGACAGGCGACCTTTCCATAGGCGAAACAAGCCCTATCTTCCTCCCATGGCGGTGGATGAAAAGGCTGACCCGGACGACGTCGAACGGGAGGAGCGACATTTCTTGCAGGCCCTGGTGGCTGCTGGACTCGTTAGCGAAGATCCCGAGGTGGGTCCGAACTTAGTCTATCCCCTGCCAGAGGCTGCCGAAATTATTAGGATCGTCGGCGGATACAACACGAATCGAACGATCGGCCGAAAAATAAGGTGCGCGGCCTGCCCGCAGCACCAGCATCATTTCCGCGGCTTCCGAGTTGAACTGTCAGACACGCGCCAAGCCAACATTGGCTTCAACTGCGGGGAGCATCATTTTGGTGAAGGCGCCTGGAAGGTTGCCCTCAACGACTATGAAGCTCGCGTAGAGGCCGCTCACTACAACGCCCGTGTCGCGCCAACCTTAGTGCTCCTCGATAAAATATTGCCGATGGTCGACGGATGGCACGAGCGGACTAAGGAGCTAGCAAGGGAGTTTTCCCATTTCCGAAGGTCCCTGCCGGAGTTGCACGCCGCCCTCGTGCGAGTGTGCCAGTATCGAGAGGGCCGTCTGGAGCTTGAAGAACAAGTAACGAGAGCCGTCACAACCAAGGTCGGCAAGGAGCAATTCAAGAGGGTCACCGAGGTGACCCTCGTTGGACGAGTTCCCTTCCCCGGACTGTTTGTAGGCGACGGGCCGAATTCGAGCCTCGTGGGTGCAAAGCAACTGATCGCAACTGCGGTCACTTTGCTCAACGGCAAGCGGGACACAATCAGTTTGGCCAAGGTGTTCCGCGATCTCAGGCAGGCAAGGCAGCTGCTAAGGGAGGCCTCCGATCGACATGCGGGCGCCCTGAGTAACTTGGACCCATCGTGGCTGCCCGGACTCTGTAAATGGGCAAATGCGCACGCTGCCATACCGCGCTGGCATGAAACCGAAGGCCGCTCGATCGTAGACGACTACGGCCTCAAATTCACACTGCCCGATCCTGACGAGCTTGGCCCTTCACCGTTTGCCGAGATCGACGGCGTCTGGAGCACGTTCGGCGCCGTTGAGGTCGACGAAGCGTAATAGCGTTTTCGCCGTCCGGCGGGGCAGCGGATCAATCCTCTGACTGCATGTCGCGGCTTGCGCGATTTCGTTTCGGGCGTCAAAAGACAGCGAAGCCTCGAACTCGCTCCCCTTAAACCGGTTGAAGCAGAGCCAGGGCAATTCCTCCCCGTATCCCAGCGACATGGGGACGGCATCCGCAATCAGGGTCATCAAGCCCGGCACCTACACGTCGGTGGAGGGGACGAAGGTCTCGTTCACGCTTGCCGACTTGGAGGCGGCCGCGGCCGCATATGACGCGGAAAGCGATCCCGCACCGCTGGTGATTGGTCACCCGAAGCTCGACGCGCCGGCCTACGGCTGGGCGAAAGAGCTGAAGATCGAAGACGGCGAGCTGGTCGCAGTCGCGGATCCGGCAACGCTTGAGCCAGCCTTCGCCGAAGCGGTGAACGCCGGCCGCTATCGCCGGATCTCCGGTCGCTTCTACCAGCCCAACAGCGCCGGCAATCCGAAGCCGGGCAGCTTCTATTTGCAGCACATCGGCTTCCTCGGAGCCGCGGCGCCGGCCGTGAAGGGCCTCGGCACCGTGAGCCTGGCCGAGGGCGATGGCACCAACCTCTTTTCAATCGAAACCGACAACCAGGAGAATCAAATGTCCGACCAGGATCGCAACGTCGCCTTCGCCGAGCGCGAAGCCGAAATCGTCCGCCGCGAGGAGGCGATCAACGCCCAGGAAACCGAGCTGTCCGCCCGCGAGCAGACCGCGGCGCAGATCCTGCACCAGGCGAACGTCTCGTTCGCCGAGCAGCTCGTTGCCGACGTCAAGCTGGCCCCGGCCGGCAAGGACATGCTCATCGGCCTGCTGGACACGCTCGATGGCGCGAAGTCCGACGTGATCAGCTTCGGCGAAGGTAACGCCGAGCTGGCGCCGGCTGCAATTCTCCGGAAGCTTCTGGTCGGCGCGCAGCCGCTGATCTCGCTCGGCGAGGCCGCTCCGGGCACCAAGGAGAATGAGGACCCGCCGGTCAGCTTCGCCGCGCCGCAGGGCTTCGACGTCGATGCGAAGCGGCTGGAGATCCATACGCGCGCTCTGGAGATGCAGGCGGCGGATCCGAACCTTTCCTACCTCGACGCCTGCAAGCGCGCGGGCGCCTAGCCGCGCTCGCCGAGCCTATCCGCCACCGCCAAGCCGGCCACTGCCGCACAAGAAGGAAGTCCGATGCAGAAAACCCCGATCCTGACGCTCACCAGCATCGCCACTGCCGCGATCATCGACAACCGGTTCGTCGATTATGACGGGTCGCTCTGCGACGTGGCCGGCGCCCAGCCGATGGGCGTCTCGGTCACCGACGCCGACATCGGCCGTGCCTTCGCGGTCGACGTCCTCGGCACGACGATCGTCGAGGCCGGTGCCGCCATTCCGCTCGGCGCCAAGGGCCTCACGCCCGTCAAGACCGACGCGAACGGCAAGGCCATCGCCCAGGGGGGCGTCGGCGTGATCGCCGGCTACGCGCTGCAGGCGGCCGCGGGCGACGGCTCCAAGATCGAGATCAGGCTCACCGTCTAAGGCGCAGCCAACTCCACCACCCGACCTTCCAAGAGAGGAACCTACTGCGATGACCATGAACGCCTCCCAGGCCCGGGTGATCGACCCGATCCTGACGAACCACAGCCGCGGCTATACTCAGGACGGCTTTATCGGCGACGTCCTGTTCCCGATCGCCGACATGCCCACGCGCGCCGCAAAGCGGATCGAATTCGGCCGCGAGGCCTTCCGCCGCTACAAGATCAAGCGCGCGCCAGGCACGGCGATCGCCCAGGTCAGCTTCGGCTATGAGGGCAAGCCGGTCCAGCTCAGCCAATATGCTCTGGCCGCTGTCACGCCGGTCGAGCATCAGGAGGAGGCGGCCGAGGTGCCGCACATCGACCTCCTGTCGACCAACGTCGACACGGTCCTTGCGGTGATCGCCCTGGAGAAGGAGATCCAGCAGGCCGCCGTCGCCCGCAATGCCGCCAGCTACGCAGGCACCAATAAGGTCGCCCTGGCCGGCGCCGCCAAATGGTCCGACCCGGCGTCCAAGCCGGCCGCCGCGGTCGAGGCCGCAAAGGAGGTTATCCGCAGTCGGACTGGCCGCCGCCCGAACGTGCTTACGCTTGGGGCCGTGGTCGCCGCGGCCCTGCGCAACCATCCCGACGTCCTCGACCGCTACAAGCACGTCACCACCGCGACGATCTCGGACGAGATGCTGGCGTCGTATTTCAACGTCGCCAAGGTCGTTGTCGGCGACGCGATTGTGGATAGTGACGATGGCGCCACCTCGACGGACGTCTGGGGCAACGATGCGATCCTCGCCTACGTGCCGCTGAAGGGGACGCCGAACATCAACATTCCGGCGTACGGCTACACCTATCGCCTGCGGAACCACCCGTTCGCGAAGCCGGCCTATTTCGAGCGCGGCCTGAACAGCTGGCTGAACGACGTCTTCGACGAATTCTCGCCCGAGCTGGTCGGCGCCGACGCCGGCTTCCTCTTCCAAACCGCGACCTAGTCCCATCGCGGCCGAAGGTCGGCGGGGCGGCGTATCTGCCCCGCCGGCTCCTTCGCCTCCCGACCCTCCACCCGGAGACTTGAACCATGCGGACCTACGACATTCTCTCGCCTATCGACGACGGCACCGGCCGGCGCGACAGCGGCACGATCAACATGGACGAGAAGGCTGCTCGCGAGCACGTCGAGCTGGGCGTCCTGGCCCTGGCCTCCAAGCAGGCGAAGGAAGCCCCGCCCGCACCGCCAGCTCCTCCGGCACCGCCCGCTCCTCCTTCTCCCCCAGCTCCTCCGGCTCCTCCGGCGCCTCCGCCCGAGGCCAAGCCGCTGGCTGAGCAGTCGTTCGACGAGCTGCGGGTCACGGCGAAGGCCGAGAAGGTCCCTGCTTGGGGTCCGATCAAGGACGAGGCCAAGCTGCGCGCCGCGATCGAGGCGCACCGCGCCAAGCCGGCGAAGGCCTGACCCATGCGCGGGCGGGGGATCTTCGTGGCAGCGGCGATGGCGGCGGCTTCCTGCCTTTCGGTCACCGCGGCGCCGGTCATGGCGCAGGCGGTGCTGCCTGCAGAGCAACGGCGCTTGTCCAGGGCGGAGCGCCGCCACCAAGCGACCCGCCCTAACGCCGCGCCGATCAATCGCCGCTCGAAAAATCCGCCCCAGCGCCGCAAGCTTCGCGCCAATCGCCTGATCGTCAGCCGCCGCGTCCGTCGCCGGCATAGGCGGCGCCGGTGATCGCGGCCGTGCTCTTTGCCTCGTCCTGGGCGATCGGCGCCGCGGTCATCTGGATCGTCGGCGCCGCGATGTTCCTTGAGACCGTCTGGCGTACTCGGATCGGGCTGCGCCAGGCGCTCGCCGAGGACGCCTTGTTCCTGTCGCTCGGCTTCGGCTTCGGACTCACCTGGCCCATCGTCCTGATCGGCTGCGGCGCGAGCTTCGGCATCTACCAGCTCGCGCGTCGATCGCGCCAGCTTGGCCGCGGGTGAAGTGGCTATGCAATCGCTCATCAAGCAGCCTTCAGAGCAGCTGAAGAAAGGCCTCGCGTTCGACACGAGCGCCGCGATCATGTCGATCATCGACGTCTCGGCCGCGAAGCGCGGCCTTGTGACGGGCAGCGCTGGCTTGGTCGTGGCCGGCGAGCTGGTCGCCGGCATCATGTTCGTCACGATGAGCGGCGGCACGGATGGCGAGCGCTACCTCATCACCGGCAAGGCAGAGGACGCGGACGGACAGGATCTCGAAGCGGAGCTGGAGGTGGCAGTCATCGAAGGCGCCTGGTCCACGCCGGACGGCGGCGACGGGTATCTGACGATCGACGCGTTCGTCCGCAAATTCGGCATCGATGAAGTCGTACGGATGACGGATGTGTCCGGCACCGGCCGGATCGACCGCGATCTCCTGATCAATGCGCTATCCGATTTCCAGGCGATCGCGGACTCCTACATTGGCGCGCGGTTCGCAGTTCCGCTCGCGGATGCGCCCGAGTTGGTGAAGACGATCGTCGCGGATGGCGCGCGAGCCAGGCTCTATCCGAACGGCGCGCCGGAAGGTGTCGCCGACGCGGCCAAGGCCGCGCTGAAGCTGCTCGACCAGATCAGCAAGGGCCAGCTGCCGCTGCCTTCGCTCACGGCGCAGGCGCCCGCACCCGACACGCCGACGCCGATCGCGGTCTCGCCGGGCTCGCGGCAATACCCTGACGGCCTGCAGGACTATTGAGATGGCCGGCGGCATCGAGGTCAGCTTTGTTTTCCAGGAGAACCTCGGCGCGGCTCTGCGCCAGGCCGCGCAGCATGGGGGCGACCTCACGCCCGCCATGAGAGAAATCGCGGTTTATCTCGAAGGCGTATCGGCTGAGCGCTTCGCCCATGGTGTCGGGCCGGGTGGCGTTAAGTGGAAGGTCAGCCAGCGCGTCCGCGAGCACGGCGGCCAGACGCTTGTGCTGAGCGGCGACCTGCAAACGTCCGTTCACGCCGCCACCACTCCGACCTCCGTCGAAATCGGCCCTGAGAGGTCGTTCGGCTCGGCCGTCTACGCCGCGATCCACCAGTTCGGCGGGACCATTCGGCCCAAGGTCAAGCAGGCTCTGCATTTCGGCGGCCGTATCGTCTCTTCCGTGACGATCCCAGCACGGCCCTATGTCGGCTTCGACGCGGCTGACCAGGACCGCATGGCCGAGATCCTGACCGACTTCATGAAAGGCGCATTCGGCGCGGCCGGAGCGACGGCATGAGGTTGGTCCCGATAGTCGACCAGTTGAAGGCGAGCGGGCTGCAGCGCGTCCAGGGCGTGCTTGAGCTGGTCTCGTTGAAAACGCCGCCGGCCCGGCTGCCGGCCCATTTCGTCGTTCCCGACAGCGAAACTGCGCAGCCAAACAGCTTCACCGGCGGACCGATCATGCAGCGGACCGACGCGCGGTTCGGCGTCGTCATCATGCTGGCGCCCGGAGCCAATCAGGAAAAGACGTCGGATGACCTGCAGATCCATGAGGACCAGGTCATCGAAGCGGTCCTCGGCTGGATCCACCCCGACGCCGCCGATGGGAAGCCGTGCGAATATGTCGGCGCCCGCATGCTGACCGTCATGCCCGGCGCCCTTTGCTGGATGGTGAGCTTCAGAACCGGTCGAATGATCAGGAAGGTAATGTGATGACCAGACCCAAGAAACCCGCGCCGGCCGAGGCGATCGATTTCCACACTGCCCATGTCCGCGAGGATGGGGTTCACCTCTACGGCGAAGGCGGTCTGCCGCTCAATCATCGCCTGCGCGCGGAGGCACTCGTCGCGGCTGGCGAGAAAAAGGATCCAGACGGGCTGATCAGCCCTGAACTGATCGCCGACACGGCCGAGCGCATGGCCGCCGAGACCGCCGAACCGGCGCCGGCCGCGACCCCGATCACCGACCCGCCCGCGGCCACGCAAGCCTAAAGGAGCATCACCATGCCCAAGAACGCAGAAAAGAAGCTCCTCCTCTACAAGATGGAGGTCACCGAAGGCACCGATCCGGCACCCGTCGTCGGAACCGATGCCATCCTCACGCGCAACCTGGACGCGACCAAGTGGGAGGGCGACAAGGGCGTCCGTCAGCTCGACGGGCTCTATGCCGGCGCGCGGCCGAGCTACTATAAGCAGATTCGCAAGCCGATCAGCTTCGAGGTCGAGATCGCGGGCAGCGGCGTCAGCGCCGTGACTGTCCCGGCCTGGATGAAGCTCAACCGGATCTGCGGCTTCGATGCCGGCGTCGCTGGCGGCTCCTCCGTCGTCCAGACGCCGATCTTCACGCCCATCCCGTCCGCCACCGTCTATCCCTTCTACGATAATCTGCTGGTCAATGCGCTCGGCTGCCGCGGCAATATGCAGATGACGTTCGAGGACGATGAGATCCCGTTCTTCATGTACAACCTGCTGGGTTTCCCGCCGGCCGCCATGGTCAGCGAGAGCACGCCGGGCGCGCCAACCTTGACCGCGTTCGCGGCGCCGGTCCTGGTGAATACGGCCAACACCACCTTCTCCCTGGGCGGCTATTCGCCGGGGCTGCGCAAGCTTACGATCGACTGCGGTGCGAAGATCGAGCCGCGCTCGCTCACTGGCCCGGCCGATCGGATCATGTGGCGCAATCGCGAAATGACCGGCTCGGTCACGATCGAGCATCCCGACCTCACGGCGAAGAACTACTTCACCAACGTCATCGCTCGTTCGATCCAGGCCCTTCAGATCATCCACGGCACCGTGGCCGGTAACATCGTCCAGATCGATGCCGCCCGGTGCGAGATCGACCTCCCGGATCTGTCGGAAGAGCAGGGCGCGCTGATGCAGACCCTGCCGCTTCGCCTGCTGCCGACCGTCGCGGGCAACGACGAGCTGATCATCACCTCTAAGTAAGGACACACCGCTTATGTTTGTCGTCACCGAGAAGCCAGTCACCTGGATGCTGGTCGAGTGGAACTCGCTCGACGAAGCCGGGGAGCAGGTCACCAACTCATTCCGAATGAAGGTTGAGCTTGTCCCCCTCGATCGCTTCGAGAGCTTCCTTCTGTCCTATGCGGGCGGGCAGCTTACGGCCGAGCAGCTCGGCGATCGCCCGCCGCTCGAAGGGCCGGTTGACTTCATCAAATCGGTAGCGGCCGACTGGGACGAAATCGTCGGGCCGGACAAACGACCGTTCGCATTCACACCGACCAATCTGGCCATCGTGATCCAGCAGCCGGGTTTCCTGAACGGCTGGCAGCTCTCCTACACCAAGGCCTGGTACGGCCAGACGAAGGACCGGGAAAAAAACTCGCCAGGCTCGCCCGCCGGTGGGCCGGTGGCCCCAAATCGGAGGGCGCGGCGAGCCCGATCGAGCAGCTCGAAAAAGTAGGCGCGATCGTGCCGCCCGAGCTGCGCGCCCAGCTCGAACAGCCGGCGGACGATCGGATCGAGATCTGGCCGGACATGGTGCCGGCAGTGAGCTTGTTCTTTTCGATGGAGACACAGTGGAGATGGGCGGGAGCCGGCATGGCGGGGGCGTTCCGGACGGGGCTCGACTACTCGGCTCTGCCGGTCATTGCCGGCTCGATCGACGTGACACCCACCCCGCGGATCCTCGCGGATCTGCGCAGCCTCGAACGGGGCGCGATCGAGGAATGGGCTCGGAAGATGAAGTCGTGACGCGATGACGGAATTTGTCGTCTCCGCAAGAATGGTCGCCGATGCGTCGGGACTGGTCTCCGGCGCCCAGCAAGGCGCGGGAGCGCTCGATCGCGTCGGCGACAGTGCGGAGCGGGCAGGCGGAAAGGCTCGTGAGTTTGGGAGTTTCACCGCCGAACAGACCGCTCAGCTCCGCGCCAATGCCGCCGCGATCAACCAGGTGGTGCGCGCCACCAATCCCGCGATCAGCAATCAGCAGCTCCTCGAAGGCGCGTTGAACAGGGTCCGCAACGGCTACATCCAAGGGACTGTCTCGGCGGAGGCATATGCCAGGGCGGAGGCGATCGCCGCCCGAGGCGCGATAGAACTCGCGGCCGCAAACAGGACGGCAACGAATTCCACAGGCCAGATGCGCTTCGGCACGATGATGCTGGGCCAGCAGATTCAGGACGTCGGAATTCAGCTGGCGAGCGGAGCCGGCTTCCTCCGCACCTTCGCCATGCAAGCCGGTCAGACTGCGCTCGCCGTGCAGCAAATGGGCGGCGCCGGTTCGGGCTTTGCCCGGTTCATCGGCGGTCCTTGGGGCTCGCTGATCCTCGCCGGCGTCTCCGTCCTCGCCGTGCTGACCGCTGGCATGATGTCGAACGCCGAGGCGGCCGAGGCCGCGCACGCCGGGGCGGACGGCTTGAGCGACGCCCAGGGCGTCCTTGGCGGAATGTTCGATCTGACCTCGGGGAAGATCGAGCGGCAGAACGCCCTGCTCCGCGCGAACATCACGCTGATGGCCGTCCAGATGCAGGCCCAGGCATTGCAGGAGCGAGAACAAGCTCGCGCGACCTACCAGAGCCTCGGCTACCGCGGAACTGCTGCTCGCCTTGGCACGATTGGTGAGGCAATCCGTCTCGGTGTCTCGCCGACGCGAATTCCCGAACAGCAGCGTCGAACCGACGCCTACTCGCTGCGCGTCCAGCGCCTCCTCAGCGACGTCGGCGCGGGCCGCGTCTCGTCGGAGCGCGCGCTCCAGCTGAGCGCTCAAATCGACTTTTCAGGGCTGAACATCACCCGCGAAGATTTCCAGCAAGCGATCATCAACCGACTTTCGTCGAGCGCCAAAGAGGACACCGCCGCTCGCATGCTTTCCAGCCTGAATGCAGGCGTGCTGGACCCCGGCCTCCGTCGATCCGGCCGCGGCGGCGGTGGTGGGCGCCAGCGGCGCGGCCGGCGAGCGACCGATCAGACTGAATTCGGCCAGGACACGGCCGACCGGCTCACCAGTATCACTCAGCGCTTCGTTGACGCGCCGCCCCAGGTCGAGGCGGTGCGCAAAGCTCTCGCCGACGTCGACGATATCGCCACGGACATCGAGCGACGCCACCCGCCGAACTACGAGGCGCTGCTCGCTCAGGCGCGAGCGGCGCGGCCGATAATCGAGGCGGGCATCAATAAGCCGTTCAATGACTTCATTCGATCGCAAGAGCAGTCGCTGCAGCTGCTGGGCTTGCAGGCGCGCGGCCACGACGCCGAGGCGGAGGCCCTTCAGCATATCCTCCAGCTGGAGCAACAGCAGGGACCGCTCGACAACGCGAAGCGCCTCGCCATCCTCGCCAACGTGCGCGCCATTCAGCAGGAACAGCGCGCTGTCGAGGTGCTCCACGAGCACCAGCAGCTTTACCTCAACACGCTTGCCGAGACGCGGAAGGAGATCACCGACACGGTCGAGGGGATGCTGTCCGGCGACTTCAGCAGCCTGACCAGGCTGCCCGGCCAAATCCTCAACTCGTTCAATCGCCTCACCGCCGAACGGCTAGTCGAGCAGCTGTTCGGTCCGGCCTTTCGCGAGCTGGAGGATCACGTAACCGGGCGCGACAGCGTACGTTCGGCGAATCTTGTCTTGGCGCGCAGCTCGACCGACACCGCGCATTCAATTGCCGACCTTGGAACGGCTGCCCGGCAGACGATCGACTCGATCAACAATCCCACGACCGCGGGCGCGCCGACAGGCTCCGATGCCGGCGCCGAGGACGGCGACATCGTCGTAACCGCCACTCGCAACGACCCGATCTACACCAATCCCCGTCAGTTCTTTCAGAACATGGTACAGGGCCTGTTGCGCGGCCTGGTCGGCGAGGAGTTCGCAAGGGCGCTTTCCGTCGGCATCTCCCGCGCGCTGGAAGGCGCCGCCGTGGGCGGGATGGTGGCGGGTATCGGCAAATCCCTTGGTATCAAGACCTCCTCGACCGGCGGACAGATCGGCGGTGCGATCGGCGGCATCGCGGCTTCCGCGCTCGGGCTTCCGCCGATCCTTGGGGAGCTGCTCGGCGGCGCGCTGGGCAGCGTCGTCGGAGGTCTGTTCAAGAAGTCGAAGACCGGATCAGCAACGCTGACGAACGCGCACGACACCGCGACCACGAGCGGAAACAATGCCGCCTACATGAAGGCCGCGAGCGGGCTCGCCACGTCGATCCAGGACACGATCCTTAATATTGCTCAGCAGCTCGGAGGCAGCGTCGGGAGCTTCGCGGTTTCGATCGGGCAGAAGGACGGCAAATACCGGGTTGATCCGACCGGCCGCGGCAACGTCAAAACGAAAAAGGGCGCGATCGATTTCGGCGATGATGAAGGGGCCGCGGTCGCCTACGCCATTATGGACGCGGTGCGGGATGGGGCAGTTTCCGGCCTCTCGGCCGCCGTCCAGCAGGCCCTTCGATCGTCGACGGACATCAATCGGGCGATCCAGGAGGCGATGAAGGTCCAGGAGGTCGAGACGCTGGTCAAGGGCGTCACCGGCGCCATGGAGAAGCAGCTGCGCGAGTTTGAGGCGCAGGCGGCCGAGCGCATCCGCATTGCCCGCCAGTATGGATTCGATGTCGTCGCGATCGAGAAGATCAATGCCGACGACAGGCTGAAGCTCCACCAGCAAATTCTGGAGCAGCAAATCGGCTCGCTGCAGGATCTGCTCAATGACATGAATTTCGGGTCCCTGTTCGAAGGGTCCCTCTCCGATCAGCGAGACAAGATTATCGCCGAGCTGGACCAGGCTACAGCGGACGCGAAGGCTGGCGTTGCGGGCGCGGCCGATCGGCAGGCGGAGCTCAGCCGAAACCTCATTGATCTTTCGAAGGAGGCGTTCGGCACTGCGGGGCCGGAATATGCCGCGGATCTGGATCGGGCTCGCAGTGGCGCGGAGCAGGTGATCGCGCTGGAAAATGAGCGGCTGAAGGCCGCCGAGGATGCGGTCAAGGAAACAAACAGTCAGCTTAACGAGGCGAATGACCAGCTCGCCCAGCAGACTTCGATCCTGCAGAGCATGGCCGGCAGCCTGGCCTCCATCGCATCTGGCGGCGGCGCGGGCGCCAGCATCGCTGAGTCCATCAACGCGGTCGACACGCGCCGCTTCTCGTTGCTGGCATGACGTCCGTCGTCCTTATCACGGTTTCGCCGCGGGCGCCTGCAAGCGGCGCCGCTACGCCGATTTACCTCGCTGGCGGCGGCAATCTGAAAGGCTACCGCTACCAAAACCAGCACTGGCGCGCTGGTGTGACCTTGATGCCCCGCTTCCGGGCGGAGATCGGCTTTGACGAGAACGGTTGGAACGGCGCCGCCCGGCCGGCGACCGGCGCGATCGCCTGGGCTCCTGCGACGAAAACCGATTTGTCGGGCCTCGCCGGCTATTATTGGCCGAAGGCGGTCATCGCCATCCAGGAGGGCGACGAAGCGACGGAGGTCTTCGCGACCAGGTTGTCCGGCAAGGTGGCCGACGCCACGGTCCAGGACGGCCAGCTGATCATAACCGCCGCCGATCTCAGCGACGATCTTGCCAAGCCCCTGGTCACCGCCCGCTTTGCCGGAACCGGCGGCGCTGAAGGCGGCACGGAGGCAAAGAACCGCATCAAGCGCCGCAGCTGGGGGCGGGTGTTCAACGTCGAGGGCATGGTCCTCGACAAGGCAAACAACATCTACGAATTCGGCGATCCCTCCTTCCCGCTTCAGCAGATCGTCACGCTCCGCGACATGGGCCGCGATGCATCCCCGGCGCCGGCCGTGCTGGCTTGGCAGGGATCGATCGCCGCGACGCTCGCCGCCCTGGTCGCCTCCGTGCCTGTCCAGGGCTCCGGCGTGGTGGCGCCCTCGATCGCCAGTGCCAAGTGGTGGACCCAGCCTGCCGGACCGTTCACGGCCGATCTCAAGGGCGAGATCGGCGCCGGCTACGTTGAGACAGTTGCGTCGATCGCCGACCGCATCCTGACGGCCGTCGCCGGCCCGGCCGTGACCAACGTCGCGACCGCGAACGGCTGGCGCGGCGCCGCGGCTGGTATCCACGTTTCGGAAAATGAGACGATTGCGGCGACGCTCGATCGGCTGCTCATGGGCGTCTCCCTCGTCTGGATCCTCGACCCGACCGGCACCGTCACGCTTCGCGAGCTTACCTTCACCGGATCGGTGGCAACGCTAACCTCGGACAGGGTGCAGCGGCTTAGAACTCTACCACCGGTGAAGACCCGACGCGTCGGCTATCAGAAGAGCTACCGGACCCACACCGATGGTGAGATCGCCGCTTCTCTGCTGCAGCTCGACGATGTCGGTGACCTCGCAACGCTGGACAGCGTCACTTTGGGGGTGAACGTTTACCAAAATGCTGGCCCGCTCGTAACCGATGGAACCGCAATCACCTCGCTGGGCACGGCCGCTGGGATCGCGGGGCAGGGTGCGCTGGCCACCCTGTCCGGCGTCACGCTCGGCACGAATGTCTACCGCTCGGGCGGCGGTCCCGCCCTGGTCAATGCCGACGTCATCACGAATCTCGGCACCGCCGCGAGCATCTACGGCCAGGGCGCGCTCGCTACGTTGAGCGCCGTCTCCGGCACCAACATGGTGAACATTCCTTCGGGGATGACGCTCAACTCCGACCCGGGGCTCAACGACGTCGCGGTCTGGACGCAGAATATCGGCTCGACTTGCTACATCGTCAGCGACAGCGACTTCATCGCCTCGCACGCGTGGGAGATCACAAGCACCAATCCGACCAACACGATCTATTCTGAGCGCATTCCGATCGACCCGACGCGCGCCTACACGGCGAGCTTCACCATCAAGAACAGCGTTGGCGGCAATAAGACCTGCTACGGCATGGTCATCTTCTACGACAGTGCCGGCGTGGCCATCGAATGATACACCTACCCGTCCGGGTGGCCCGGCGTTGGCACCTTTCACTATTACGGCCTCGTAGGGACGGCCGCGCCGACGACCGCGACGACTTATTCGATCAACTTCGGAGCGGGGCAGACGGCGGGCATTCCCGCTGCGGCTCGCTTTGTACGGATCGGGTGGCTTCCCTCCTATGCCGGTACGACCGGGACGCAGCGGGTCGGCTCGCCAATGCTGACGGAGCTGATGACTTACGGGCGCTTGTCGAACTCGGCGGCGAGGTTGGGCGTCAATGTGGTGCGCGCGGATGGATCCACTTCACTGACCGACGCTCTCGCCGTCACAAGCCTTGGGACGGCGGCGGCCATCTCAGGGCAAGGGACGCTTGCCACGCTCAACAGGGTCGGGGCTGCAACCATAGCGGCAGGCGCGATCGGCGAGAGCTTAATCCCCAACGGTGGGGCCGAAGAAGGCACGGTCGCCGGCTGGCTCGGCGGAGCCTATTATAACACCGGGTCCGGCCTCTCCCTTGCCGTCGTCTCAGGCGCGCAGAACTCGGGGAAGTATTCCTTCGCGATCCAAAAGGCGCTGACGAGCGGCCAGTTCAGCATGTCGTTGGCGTCGATGATCCCGGTCACGCCGGGCAAGACGTATCTCTTTCGCTGGGCTGCGGTTTCAAGCGTTGCATGCGCGAGTGGCTGGTATGTCCGCATTTTTACCTACAACGCGGCGCAGGCTACCGTCACATCGACCGACCTCGTTTCCAATGGGCCGCTGACGACGGGCTGGGCTACGTCGGAGGGCACCTGGACCTGTCCGGCCGGCACCTATTTCATCGATCTCTGCTTCATCAATTACGTCAATGCGGGGCCGACCGTTTACGTCGATGACGTCCAAATGTTCGAGCAAGTCACCTATCGGGGCTTGTCGAACAGCGCGGCCAGGCTGGGCGTCAACGTCGTTCGAAATGACGGCTCGACGTCTCTGACAGACGCCCTCGCGGTGACTTCCCTCGGCACCGCGGCGGCATTCGTCGGACAGGCGGCCATCGCCACGGACACTGATGCAGTCGCCCGCATTCTCGATATGCGAGGTGACAATTTCGTCCGCGATCCGATGCTCGATCAGGGCGGAGCTCTGTGGCTGAAGGAAACGACAACCGGCTACACCGCGCCGACCGTCATGACTTGCGTGAGCGGGTTCGGAGCCGGCACGCACCCGTCCGTCAACTGCCTGTCGTTCCCGGCGAACGGCAACTTCGGGCGCGTCTATGCCAATGGCGGCGTGGTCGTCCCGCTGCCGGGCCGGGCGGTATATTGCTCGGTAATCGCCCGCAGCTCCGGCACCGCTGGGGCCAACTTGCAGATCGGTGTCTTTTGGTACGATGCGGCCATTGGCGTCATCAGCGCCCCAAGCACGGCCATAGCCGCTCCGGCGCCAGCGAGCGGCTGGGTCCAGCTGATCGCCGGCCCGTTTGTCGCCCCGGCAGGCGCGGCGAGCTGCCTCCCCTTCCTCCACCGGGGCTCTAGCGCGAACGGCTTGTGGGTCACCGGCTGGCGCGCTGGAGCCGCAGCGGATGGCGCAACTCTCGGGTCCGTCTTCAACTCGAACACATGGCGCAATGACGGCACGACGCTAGTTACAGACGCGCTGGCCGTCACCTCGCTTGGAACGGCGGCGGCGATCTCAGGGCAGGGTGCGTTCGCGACGGTCAATAGCGCTGCGTACGGCTCCTCGCTGCTGACCGGTTTCAGCACCTTGGCAACTCTCAGCCAGGTCAACCTCGGCGCAGCTGGCCGCGTCTATCGCGATGACGGCTCGACCCGGCTGACCGATTCGCTCGCGGTGACATCGCTCGGAACGGCGGCGGCCATCGCTGGTCAGGGCTGGGGCGCCACGGCAGCTCAAGCCGACGTCGCGAACAATGAGAGCGCGGGCGGCATCCTACGCATCGCGCGGCCCGCCAACGGTTATTCAGGAAACAATGGGTCGGCGACCGCTGGCGCCATCCGCATCCGACTTCCGGCCGGCGCGATCACGGACGGCGACAAGATGATTCGCTTCGCCGTCTCGATCTATGAATACGCGACGTCGAAGGCGCAGACTTACGAGATTTCGGGTTACACGTGGAACGGCGGGGGCGGGGCATTCAGCGGCACCTGGCTCAATCAGTCCGCCGCCCTGATTGGCGGCTCTGGCGCGGCGCGCCCGGTCTATTTCGGCAAGGATGCGACCGGGTGGACCGTGCACATCGGCACGCCCGGCGGCACTTGGGAATATCCAGCCGTCACGATCCGTGATCTCGAAGTCTCCTACGGGACGCCCACGGAGAGCCTCTGGAAAACCGGCTGGTCGATCAGCTTCGACACCGGGACGCCTCCCTACTCGGCCACTGTTGCCAACCCGACGGCCGGCGACGCGGTCTTCGGCATCAATGCGCGCGAGACTTGGGGAGGCACCCTCGCCACGCTCGCCAACTTCAAGACGGCCTCGGGCACGGCGGCGGGAATATCGGGCCAGGGGACCGGCGCGACCGCAAGCAATCTCACCCAGCTCAATGCTGCCGAGGGCGCAAAGCTCGGGGGCGTTGAAGCCAGCGCAGACCTTACCCGCGTCCTCACTCTCGCGCCGGCCCAAGCGATCCAGTACGATTACACCGGCTCCAGCTCTACGCAGCTCCCCAAAATCCTGACGTGTAACTTCTATGGGCGCGGCGCCGACGTGACGCCTTCGACGAGTTTCGTCTTCACCGCCTCGGGTTGCTCAATCGACGGGACGGGCTGCGCGACGGGGCAGGTGCGGTTGACGGCTGTGTCGGCCGCGAACGCCTCGATCCTTGTCGATGCCACCTATCTCGGCGTGACTCGCTCCGGCACGATCGCCATTCAGCGCTTGCTCGGGGCCAATCCCGGTGGGGCAGGGGGCGGCGGTGCCGGCGCAACGGGATTCAGCGTCGATGTCAGCGCCACGATCACGGACACCTCTTATGACGGTTCGCCGCAGCCGTTCTACACGACGACGGCGCGGATGCGCTCCAACGGTAGCGGCCAGATCAGGCTGACCCTCAATGCCGAATATCATGCCGACCCGAACGAGACCGCCCAGGTCAACGCCAAGGCCCAAAAATCAACGGACGGATCGACCTGGAGCGATGCTGGCCTGTCCGCCTCCGGGACGAGCGCCGCGGGCAGCTATTGGGTGGACAGCAACAGCAACGGCATGATCGACCCCGAGGATTATACCGTGGACGAGGTGGTCGGCACGATCACCGCGAACAGCCTCGTCGGCAGCTTCACTGCCAGCACGGACTATTACATCCGGTGGATCGCCTACAAATCCGGGACCGCCTCGTCCGTGGGCGTCTCCGGCACTGCATCGGGAGCGCAGTCGTGAGCGAGGAAGAGCAAGTCCCCCCAACGTTGAACACGATCGCAAACCCCGGCGAGGTCTCGACGCAAGAGGAAACCGGCCCGCCGACGCATATCCTCTGGCGCGAGGACAGCGCCGAGTTCGTCACCCTTGACGGCTACGACGAGGAAAACCCCGATCTTGAGCCCTTGCCTGAGGGCGTGGTTCACGAGTTCGCCCTGATCGACTTGCAGGCGCGGACGATCGCGCTCGATGCTGAGAGGCTGGACGCCATGCTTCACGCGCGCATTGACGTAGGCGCCGGGGCGTATCGGATGAAGTTCATTACCGATGTCCCCGGCCAGCAGATGACCTACGTCCGCAAGGAGAAGGAAGCGCGCGAACTGACGGGAGGCGGCTCTGGTCCGTTCCCCACGCTGGAAGCCGAGGCCGCCGCCACCGATCAGACCGTCGCGCAGCTAGCGGCAACCGTCATCTATCAGGCTGATCTGATCATCAGCCTCGGGGCAGCGATCGAGGGGATGCGCATTGGCGCGAAGCGCGCCGTCTCGCTCGCTCAGACTGCCGAACAGAAGCACGCGGCGGCGAACGTCAATTGGGAGAGCATCGCGGGCTAGCGGCGTGCGCTGGTCCTCGATTTGCAAAGGAGAAGACGAATGCGAAACTACAGCGGAATTGCCGAGGCGGCCGACGCCGCGCGGGCTTGCATCATTACGAGCGGCGCCGCCTTGCCAGAGCACGTCAGGGACAAGGTGCTGCCTTACGTTGGCACCGGCAGCTCGCCAGTCGATCTCGTCGTTCACTTCGCGGAGGCGGTCTACGCAAACCGGGAGGATGCGGCGGTTTCCGAGGAAGCGCGCGAGATCGCCGCGGGCTGCGCGGTCCTCGCGGAGACATACGGCTTCCACGGGTTGAACGAACAGAGCCGCGGCTCTGGCTTGGCACGCGAGCTGGCGGGCGCGAAAAAGGCAGCTAACCCGCCTGAGGCGAAGTCAGAGTATATGCAGCCCGCCCCGGTATTCGGGCCTGACGCGTGACGGTCGACGCCGGCACGATTGGATGGTTGAAGACCAGCGTCCTCTATGAGGCGTCGACCAGCGCCCCCCTTGCTGCGGCTTGGGGGGGCGATGCGGTCGAGACGGAGATCGTCAGCCCTCTCGCCTTGCTGGCGGACGCTACTATCGAGGCGGCGCGCCAGCAGAGCTTTCTAGGTGGGCCGCTCGCGGTGGAGACCCATGACGTGCCGGGCCTGCGGCTCGATCTCTACCTCCGGCCGGTAACGATCGTCGGCGATCGGCTCGGCTACGACGCCGGCGTCACAGTCTTTGTGATCGGCGTACAGGAGCAGGAGGGTGCCAAGCGCACGACGTTGACCGTTTTGAGGAAGCTGACATGAGCACGATGCTCCTGCTTAAACCGACCCAGGCGGCTGCGATCGCGGCCTCGACGGGCACGGGCGCCGCCAATCTCGGCACCTACGATCCGAAGGAGGTCTGGGCGAGCACGGCAGCTGGGGCCGCCGCCAATCTCGACTTCGACTTCGGCGCCAACGTGAGCATCGACAGCCTCTTCATCGGCTACATGACGAACTACTCGGCACCGACCATCGCCTGGACCAGCGGCGCCGCGGCGTACACCACGACGGCCAATCTCGCGACGCAAACGGCCCTAGCGCCGACAGCCAGTCCCGCGCCGCCGCGCCGGCATGGTTTCTGGCGATTGGGGGCTCCGGTCGCGCACCGCTATCATCGCCTCGTCTTCACACCCGGTGCGGCGCAGACTCACATGATCGGCATCGTTGTCTTCGGACTCGCCTTCCAGCCGACCTGGAACCGGGAGTGGGGCGGTGGTCGACAGATCTTCGACACCAGCTCGGTGCAGGAACTGCTCGGCGGCGGGTTCGGGGTCGAAGAGGGCGCCGTCAAGGCCGGGTTTGGCTGGACGTTTGGAGACCTGACAGATCCCGAGGTCGAGGCGATCTTTGATATCGGGCTCGATCGCGGCATAAGGCGGCCGCTCCTCGTGGCCGAGGATCCTGCCGCCACGACGGGCCTCAACGAGCGGCTCCACTATGGGCTGTTCGACCGTTTCGAGCGCTACGCGCGCGCGGATCCCCAGAACACTCGTTGGTCTTTGTCGGTGAAGCAATGGGTCTGAGCCAACCGGTTGAAGCCGCTCGCCCGGGGCCGGGCATGCCACATCTGCCGCCTCGGTCGGCGGAGGCCGGGGGTACGCAGGAGGAGCAGTCCCCGTGCCGTGCAAGCCTCCGCCGGCTGGTTCGCCCAAAGGACCACCATGGACCCGCAGCCGTCGACCTCCGACATCATACAGAACGCTTCCCCGAGCCGCGCGAAGATCGCGGGCGCCGGAGTCGCGATCGGGGCCGTGATCGCCGCCGCCGTGCAGCTGAGTCAGCCTCTGGCCGTCGTCTCGGAAGGCAAGGCGAACGTTGCTTATCGCGATCGCATTTCCCGCACTCATCCGGCGACCACATGCTTCGGCCACACCGGGCCGGAAGTCCGCGTCGGGGTCCGCTATACGGACGCTCAATGCGAGGTGCTTCTTGCCGGAGATCAGACGCGGGCGGCCTGGGGCGTGTATCGATGCGCGCCGCGCCTCGCGGACAACGTGTGGGCGCTAGCCGCCGCGACGGACCTGGCTCACAATGTCGGCGTCGGGCTCTTCTGTTCGTCGACCGCCGCACGGCGCTTCCGTGCCGGCGACTTCGTCGGCGGCTGCCAGGCGTTGGGTCCGACCTTCACGCGGGTCGATCAGCGTGGCCGCACCATCACGGTCCGCGGCTTTGTCTTGGGCAATGGTCGGGTCCAACCCGGCCTAGTCACGAGGCGCCAGCGTGACCAGCGGCTTTGCGAAACGGGCCGCTGGGAACCGGCATCGTGATCTGGTTGATCAGGCTGCTCACGTCGCGCCTGGCAGGACCGATCGCGTCAGGCATTGCGGCCGTCCTAGCCATCGGGCTCGCCTTGATCCTTATCAGCAAGAACGCGACAATTGCAGGGCTCGACCGACAGATCAACGATCCCCACACTGGCTACGCCGTACGCCTCCAGCTCGCGCAGGCCGATCTCGTTCAGTGCCGGGCGAACCGGCTTACGTTGGAGGAATCGACCAGGCTTCAGAACGAGGCGATCGATGCCGCGAGCAGAGAAGGGGCGGCACGACTAGCCGACCTCAATCATGTGGCCTCAGTGGCGCGCCAGCAGGCAACGGCAGCACAAGCGCACGCGGCCGAGATCTTGAGCCGGCGAGGGACTGGCAATGACTGCGCCGACGCCGACGCGCTCATCTTGGGCGAAGCGCGATGAAGCGCCCGCCCTGGGAGCGCCGCGAGCGGCAAGCCTGGCTGTTCATCGGGGCGCTCTCCGTCGCCACCCTTCTCACGATTGGGCTCGGCGGCTGCGCGGGCCGCACGCCGCGTCTGGCTCCCGAGCCGATCATCCGAACCGTCGAGGTCCGGGTTCCTGTCCCGCTGTCTTGTCCGCTCCTCGATCGGATCGGCCCGGCGCCCACTTACCCCGACACCGCCGAGGCGCTGCGGGTAGCTCCGAGCCTGTTCGAGCGCGTCAAGCTACTGGTCGCCGGCAGGGCGCTCAGGATCGGTCGCGAGGCCGCCCTCATAGCCGCTGCCCAGGCGTGCGGAAACGCCGCTGCAGCCCCATTGCAGCGCCACTGA